ACTATCTAGCTCGGCGAAATTGCCGGCGCTGTAGCTGTAAATCCAGTTGGTGCCGTTCCAGACCAGATCAACGTAGCGACCTGCTGTGAACTCGCCGCCCTGCAGGGCGCTGCCATCCGGGTTCTTGACCTCGACATCGCCGAGGCCGTCCATGTTCAAGGTCATGACGCCGGTGTTGGTGAGGCCGGCGCCGACCTTGAGTTTCACCACCAGCGACGACGGCATTGCCGTGTAGGTGACACCGGATAAAAACGCCTGCGCATTGATGGTGCCGGTGGTGACGATGGTGCCGTTCAACAGGTCGCGGTTCTTGGCGTGCGCAGCCATCATCGAGCGCGCGGAATTGTTGACTGACTTGCGCGCCTGGTGCTCTTGCCAATCGATCAGGCCATCGGCGTTGCCGTTGTTGTTAGCCGTTTTCGACCATGACTGAATATCTTCACCGGGCATGGGTTAACCTCATAAGAAAATCAGTCAGCGATAGCGGCGGCTGGCCTTCCAGCAAGCGCAGCCTGTTTTCGTGTAGGTAGAGCACTTCGCTCTGCGGATCAGGCACTGGCGGTCGCTTATAATCTACCGGGATTGTATCGATTACATTCTGACCGGCGTCGATCTGCGCTTGCGTCGCACTGGGGCTCGGTTCAAATGTCCATGTCGCGCGATCGTTGCTTTTGCCTATGGTCACGATGTCAACCGGACAAACCTCAACAATGGCGCTGTGCAACGTGCCGGCATCCATGTCACATCCTCAGTTGAACTGTCAGGCCGTTCTGGATGTAGCTCGGAGCGCCGCTGTCGCCGCCGAAATAAGTTCCCCCTGAAGCGTTGTTGTATTCCATCGCCTGCAGGTAATGAACGCCGATGCCCGGCGTACCGCTGTAGGTTGCAACGCCGGTTATCCAGACGGCAGAAACGTAGGTCCACCATGGCGTGCCGGTAAACGTGGTCGTGGTATCCAACCCAATGCCAACGGAGGCTTGGGTCGCGTTGGATGTTACCTGCAGCGGGCAGGTGAACTGAGCGGTGACGCTGTCTTCTGCCAGGCCGCGCACGAACGTGCAGCGCATTTGGGTTGAGCCATTGGATGGCCGCCACGTCGCGTTCAGCGTATTGAACCAAGTATCGGTCGAGTCGCTGATAAGGGTGGCGACATCGACGCGATTGTAGGCGTTCCACACCCCCAAAAAACTGGCACTGCCGCCAAAGCCGAGCACAGTCTGAACAATCCAATTCGGGACATTCTGTCCCGCATACCCGGTCATGGTGGTGCCGACATAGGTGCCGCGCTGCGCCGCGCAGGCATTGGTAATGGACGCATTGTTGAGCCACAGGCCCTTGACCCGCACCAATGCGGTGCCTGCGCTGCGCGTCGTGTCGTTGGTCCAATCGGGGCCGTGAGACAGCCGGATGGTGCCGGCGTCGTTCCACACAAACCAGTCATTGACTTTGCTGACGCCGAGTGCGGACGGGTTCTTGGTGGTGTCGGTGGTGTCGCAACCCAATTCCGCAAATGTCGTCGCCACCATGTTGGTGCCGTCGTACAGGCTGATCTGATTGCCGACATAGGGCGTGTAGTACACCGGATTGGCGAAAGTCGGGTTCGTGGTCATCACCGGCGTGCCGGACGTGAGCGTCAGCCGCCCCTGCGGCGACACCACAACGCCGGTGACCGTGCCCGGCGCACCCGTGGCGCCGGTGTCGCCCTTCGCTCCCTGCGCACTGACAACGTGGCCACTGAAAAACGTCGTCGGCGGGTAGCCGTAGACGTTAACCGGCGCTGCTGCGGAGCAGTTTATGTAGACGGCATAATAGTCGGTGCCGTTGGCAACATCGTCCACGCTAATTTGACTGCCGGCCGCCGTCACTGGCGTGTAGATCACCGCTGCTTTGAGCATCACGCCGTTTTTGAAGATGTACGCGGAGCAAGGGCCGTTGGCAGCGACGCCAGCAGCGACGAACAGGCCCACGTCGATGTGGACCAATCCGGCGGGTGGCGTCCACACACTCGTTGCCGGGTCGTAGTACCCACCCCGATCATAATCCTCGGTTGGAAAAAACACTTTCTCGGTTGTGCTGCCGGACACGGCTTGGTCGGTCGTACGCACGGCGCGGAAGCCGATCGCCGGGGAGCCAGCACCGCCGACCGTGTTGGCTTTGATCTGCCCCGCCGTAGTCCGATCCCACGTTACGCTCGCGGTATCAGTCAGCACCCGCTCGGCAGTCAGCGTAGCATCGGCCGTCGAGGTGATGTATTCGGCGCCAACCGGCGCGCCGCTGGCTGGCACCACCGCGTTGGCCTTGACCTGTCCCGCGGTGGCCAAATCCCATGTCACCGTCGCCGTGTTGGTCAGCACCCGATCGTTGGTCAGCGTCGGATCGTCAACCGCGACGATGTATTCCGCGCCGGGTGTGGCGCCGCCGCCGCTGCCTCCCGTGCCGGTGATGCCGAGCGCATTGCGTGCGGCCAGCGGGCTTTGTGATGCATCAAACGCGCGCCGAAATGGCGGCGTGACCGGCCCGGTCATGCCTTGGTGCCATCCGGCTGCGCGTCGGCCAGAAAGCCTTGCGCGTGCGTCCACACGCTGCCGCGTGGTGCGATCATCTTAAAGCGGTGCAACCGGCTGGAGGTCTGCACCGTCGCCGATCCCGTCACCTCCAGCGACTGCGGCGGCGTCCACACCCTGTCATCCTGCAACCGCTCGCGCGTGCCCACCGAGATAACGACGTCAGGCGCGTCGATCAGCGGATACACTTCATCGACAAAAGCCCGCTGGCCCGGCACCAGATGTATTTCGGCACTTTCGAGCGTGGCCTGCAGGTTGGGGCCGGCGAGCGCACAGAGAAAGCCGTTGATATCAACCGCGCAGACCAGCGGTCGGCCGGCTTCATACAGGAAGCTGTCGAGCGGCTGCGCATTGCTGTCGAGGTCAGCATCGCCGGGTTCGGTGCCATCGGTGTCGAGGTCGAGGCCGGCGGAGGCCATCGTGGCCCACATCTGCGCGAATTCGGTCATCCGCGCCCAGCGATCGAGCCCCCAGTTGTACAGTATGACCATATCGTATTGCTGCGGGCTCGAGCCCGAGTGCGTGGCCCAGGCCACCCACGGCTTGTTTGCCGTGATCGCTTGCACCACATTGCGCCGGCCGGGATCGGTATTGGCCAGAAACCACTCGTTGACCTTCTCGTTGCCGATCGGGGTTAGCTGCGAACCCGAAAGCGCGTAGAAGCCGTCCTCGGCCAAAAAATAGAGCACATTGGCAATGGTGGTATAGCCAAACTCCGAGATCGAGCCGCGATCCTGCACCACCCGCGTGAACGAAAAGATCGTGGCGGTATCGCCCGGCAGAAACTGCATCAACCTGATCGCGCGATCCTGCACGACATAGCCGATTTCGCCGCCGGCCACGCCCTGCACAATGCCGCCGTCTGGGAATTCCTGCTCATCGCAGAGGTTGGTCCCCACCGTCCACATGTAGATGTCGTTGATGCCGCACCAGATGATCTTGCGCTGATTGCTCAGCAGCCCGGAGAGCACCAGAAAGTCGCCGACCTGGCTGACCTTGTGCGCGATCGGCGGCGAGCCGGCCAGCGCGATGAAATTTGTCCCGGTCTTGATGTTGATCTCCTGCGGCACATCCCCGATCTGCACCGCCACCAGATGATCGCCGAATTGCGCAAACGACCACAGTTCCCCGGTAGGCACATTGTACGCACCCCCGGTGGTGCGGCTGACATCAATCCAGCCGCCGATGCCATATTTGAACAGTCCGGTTCTGGTGCCGGCATAAATCTGCCACACGCCATCCGAGGTACGCGCCGAGAACAGGCCAACGCATGGCCCCGGCAATGGCGTGCCGCCGGCAAACGGCAGCAGCGAGGGGATCGGCAGATAAGAATTGGCGCCAACGAAAACATTCTCGACATCGGCAGAAAATTGAACGTCGAGCAGGGCGATGTCGGGCCGCCATTCGGCGAGCGCAACGGGCAACGGTGGCATCAGTAATACTCCGCGGTTCGTACCGCCGGGCTGGTGGGGCCGGTGGTGAGCGCGGACAGTTGGGTGATCTCTGCCAGCACCTCATCGCGGCGTGCCTTGTAGAGTTGCGCCATTTCGGCATTACGGC